GTTCTACGACACAGTGGAATACACACCCAACCCTGAGTGGGTTCACAAACGAGCAGAAACCAATCCTGACAAGCAGTGGATTGTGATCGTGGACTACCACTTCTAAACGAAGTGGCTTTATCCAAACCGAACGGTGGCGTATATGCCATCAGAAAGAAAACAAAATGGACTTCACAGAGTTTACAGACGACGACAACAAAGATGTTCTTATCCGTATGCAACACGAAGACGGAACTACCGTCACATTCTTGACAGCACCACCAGAAGTATTCCCTCAGAGGGACGAACTTGAACCATTGGTGTATGGGATTGGCGATAACAGCATTTGTGTCGCGTTCAACGAAGACATCATAGAGCGACTGATCGCAGAGTCTATTGAGAAGAACGGTGACACCTACGGGAAGCACGCATCAGCGTTCCTCCCAATCTCCCTTCTCCTCAACAAAGGTCTGAAAGCGGTTGAACAGTATTTGGAGAACAACCAATAATGTCCACCTACAGAGTCACCGTCATGGTCACAACAGATGTAGACGGCGAATACGACACCGACGCAATGACAAACGCGATACAGAAGATCCGCGCAATCGTCGGCGACGAACAAGAATGTTGGGTAACAGGAATCGCATCAGATTGCGACGGCGGATACCTGACATTCAAACAAACCCCTATTCCAAACTGAACGGTGGCGTATATAAAATGAAAACTTGTAAATACTGCGGGTGGGCAATAACAGAAGTAAACTATTCATCCCGCACATCATGGATGGATGAATGGTTTGAAGAAATCTGCGGATGGGAAAACAGAAAATCTCCACATATACCACTAGAAGAAAGAACACATAATGAAACCGTTTAACAAGATCCATTCAAAACAAATAGACATGGGTGTATGCCCACGATGTGAAGGGCTAATTCCCTCCAACGAACATCACAAACAATACATGGGCGCAATATCGCGTCTCACACGAGACAAGCACTCTAAACCGATAGAGATCTGTTCAGACTGTGGAACTGAAGAAGGGATGCAAGAACACTTTGAAGGTTTCGCAACACCAATCAAAGACTGGCCGATAATGACCAGTAACGCAATTAAACGACGATCAGATGCGTTTTACATTTTGATGGAATGGCAACAGAAGATAGATCAACTAGAAGATGATGAAGATGGCACAGAAGAACCGTTCTAAAACCAAACCGAAGTTATCCAAACTGAACGGTGGCGGAAACAATGATCTGTCACGCTCAATGCGTAACCATCCGACCTACAGAAAACCTGTGTTGAAGTTGGTTAAGTAGTGAGCGGGCTACGACACCCAACCCGACAGAAGGGTTCGTAGTCCCGCTCCACTACAACGACGAGTTTTTTAGATGGGGGTCTTCAAAGCCCCGCCGATACAAGGAAGGTTAGCAAGTCCCGCCCCCCAATAAGCGTTACCCCACATATTGTGGTCGGGAGCCCCGCACACCAACAAAAACCACAACATAACGATATATAACGTTACTAGTGGTTTTTCTTTTAAATGTGCGTGTAGCGGGACTGATCGTCTGCTATCTTGTACAACCACATCGGGACTGCGCCGAATGAAATAGTAAGCGCAATAAAGCAGTTCGTGACCCAACTGCAACGGTGGCGTATACAACCTTTCGCGCGCGATCAATAATCAAATCTTAATCTGCGACTACCCAAAATCGCGGATCTTGTTTCGGCTGCGCGTCCGCCAAAAAAGATTTGGTAAAGGTTCTCACACTCTCCAAAGTTTTAAACCCACTAGTGGTTTTTCCTCTTTAGTTAAATCAACGTGGCTACCACAGATGATTACTGCCACAACGTCCGGTCCGGCCGGACCAGATATTTATAGATTCCAATGTTGACCTTTTCAGTAAAAGGATGTAAAGTGTCTGCGATGGTTGAAGAACTGTTTCCCAATCCGAACGGTGGCGTAAATAAACCTAAACAAACCCGTCCACGGATCTCCACAAAACAACGCAACGCCAAAGCCAAAGAAATTTCCGACGAAGCAGTCAAAATCGTATGGGACTACTGGGTTAAAACAATGGGCTCCACCCGTGCCGTCCTAGACCACGAACGCAAAGTCAAAATCGCCGCATCAATCCACGACTACGGCATAGAAGCATCCTGCCAAGCCATAGACGGCTGTGCATCCTCCCCATTCCATATGGGCGACAACCCGCAACAAAAAAAATATAACGGTATAGATTTGATATTCCGAGACGCCGACAAAATAGAAGGCTTCATCCAACGATCAGAGAAACGCGACGCCCAACAAGATTTCATCAACAGCCCACGACGCAAAGCAGGCGAATAATGGATCAACAACAATCCACAGAACTAGTCAACCTCGCCTACTCTATGTGGAACAAAGAACTCCCCAACGACCCCAAACAAAAACAAACCATCTACACAGCATGGGATCTTGTCCTCCAAGACTGCCCATACAAACAACTAGAACTCATCCTAGTTAAACTAAACAGAACAGAACGCTTCCTCCCCACACCCGGCATGATCCACGAAGAATGGCAACAAACCCAACCAGACGCAGAACCAACCGCCACACAAGCATGGAACCTGTACTGCCACATACGAGACACCGTCAACTCAGGAACAGCACAACCCGACACCCAAATCCCAGTTAAACTACAACAAGTAATACGAATAGTCGGACTCAACCTCACCACAGGCGCAGACAGAGACCACTTCAAACAAACATACAACCAACATATAACAAAGCAATAACATAATGACCCAATACATACACGGCATCATCATCGGACTCTCACACGGAATCCTCCTCGGACTATACCTCGCACGAAAAAATGCCAAACACCCACCAGCCGGAGACAAACCAAAATGAAAAAACGACACGGACGCCCACCACACCGCGCACAACCAAACACAAAAACAACCCTAACCATAAAAATAGACGCAGACATCAAGAATTTGATGGTTGATCAGGCGGATGCTTTTGATTTGTCTATTGGTGAGTATTTGGGGATGTTGGTGGTTCGGGATTGGGGTGGTTCTGTTGGGGTTTAGGTCTAGGCGTGCTCGGGATGGGGATATGGTTTTTGTGACTGTTCCTTTGCCGGGGTGGTTGAAGAATGGTTTGGTGGATTTGGCTGAGGGTTCGGGTGTTTCGTTTCAGAAACTTGTGGGTTTGTTGTTGGTGAATGGTTTGCGTGATAGTGAGGGTCGGGCTTTGTTGGAGGTTTCGGATCCTGTTGAGCCTTTGTCGGGGGTGGTGGCTTATTTGCGGGGTGAGCGTAGGTTGGAGCCTTGTGGTTTGCCGTCTTGTGGTAAGAAGCCTGTTGAGGTTTTGGGTTCTGTTTTTTGTGATGTGTGTGGGGTTTGTTTAGGATAGATCCCACATTTGGCTGATTGATGGTCGGATTGGTTTGATGCCTCGGCGTTTTTGTTCGGCGGCTAGTTGTCGTGATGTTAAGCCTGCCCAGACTCCGTGCATGTCTATTGGGTGGTATTCTAGGGCTTCTTTGAGGCATTGTGGTCTGACGGTGCAGTGGGCGCATATTTCTCGTGCTTGGAGTATGTAGGTGATGTCTTTGTGGTGTTGGGGGAACATGAGGTTTGTTTTTCCGCGGCAGGCTGCGTGGGTTTGCCAGCGTTTTGTTTGTGTATCGTCTTGGGGTTTGTGGTGTTGTTGTTTCATTTAGGTTTATCTGTTTTCTGTTGTGTTTGTTGTATGTGGGTGTGGTATGGGTTTCCTGTGTTTGGGTCGTATTTGGATGCTGTGGCTAGGGCTTTGAGGGCGTGTTTTTTGGCTTGTGCAGGGTTTTTGGGGGTTGGCATGTTGTGTAGGGCGCCGAGTGCGTAGGCTGCTCCTGTGCCGAGGGCGTAGATTCCTGTTTGGTCTGTGAACCATGAGTAGTCGCCGTCTATGAGGTAGAGGGTTTGGTTGATGGCTACGAGTAGTTCTGAGTCGTGTTCGGCTTTGTTTGTGTTGGTGTTTGGTTCGTTGACGGTGTAACCGTTTTTTTCAAACATTTCTTTGATGGTGGGGATGAGTTTGTTGGTGATGAATTCGTCTAGTTTTTTGCCTTTGAGGTTTGGTGGGCAGACGGGTGGGTTGAGGGTGTGGGTGAGGAGGTTGATGGCTCTGAGGTCTCCTGCTGTGCCGATCAGGTATTTGCCGTTTACCGCTATTTTGGAGGTTTCGGTTTTGAGGGTGTTGATTTGGTAGGCGACACCGTTGCTGTCTACTGATGCTATTCGTGTGTCTCCTGCTATGAGACAGTATCCGTCTCCTTGTATTCCGATGATTGTTGTCATGGTTACATCGCTATGGGTTTTACGATGATGGGGGTTTGTTCGCCGATCCATGCGCCGATGCAGTTGTACTCTATGTATTCGTCGGCTTCTTGGTAGGTCATGCCGTCTCGTTGCATGAGTGTTTGGATCATGCGTTCATGGTTGTAGACGGCTAGGAGTGGTTCGTTTATGCGTTGGGAGAAACCGATGATTGCGTGTTCAAAGCCGTCCATGAGTACGGCTGTTTGGTCTGTTTGTTCTAAATACCAGTTGATGTCATCTCGTGTGTAGTTGGGGTTGAATGCCATGTGTAAGTTCCTGTCGTTTAGGTTTATACGGCTTTTATGCGGGCTGTGGCTATCTGTACATATTCGGCTGATTGTTCTATACCAATAAAACTGAAGCCTTCTAGTTTCGCCGCTTTACCTGTTGAGCCTGATCCTGTGAATGGGTCTAGGACTGTGCCGTTTGGTGGTGTTACCAGTCTGCACAGATAGCGCATCAGGTCTGTGGGTTTCACCGTTGGGTGGTGATTGGCTTGTTTGGCAACACCCTTCTCCTCAAAAGTTCCCAT